TGCTAATCAGGCTCCGTACGGGTCTGGGCGTTCTAGGGGGCCACACATGAAGTGACCCGGGCGCTGCGCCAACAGCCCCGGGCCTTGGCTGACTCACCACTGCGAGGTGATTCAACATGGGCGACGCTACCTGCGTTCAGTGTGGGATCCAGATGATTACCAAGACTGGCCGGCGCCGCTTCTGCTCGAAGCGCTGCATGAATGCCGCAAGGGGCGACAGGTACTACTTCGACGTGATTTGCACGGTCTGTGGTGCTGCATTTCGGAGCCCCAATCCCGAAGCGAAACTGTGTTCCGACGACTGCAAGAGCCGGCTCTATTCACGCCCGGGTGCCCCCAGGTCGTGCCCGGCCTGTGGTGGGGTGATCGTTTTGAGCAGTCACACGTACTGCTCTGCTGGGTGTCGGGTCGACGCAGCTCGAAGGCGCGTTGGGCCGCTAACGTCGGCGGTCGAGTCGCAGGATTGGCCCAACGTCATTGCAGAGCTGCTGAGCCGAACTGAACCATCTGGTGCCTGTCGGCTATGGACCAGCCGAACCAGAGGGGGGTACCCGCAAGTCAGGGTTCGGGGGCGCGAGCGACAGGCCCACCGACTCATGGCTTTGGCGGCTCGTGGCGGTGAAGACCTCGGCCACATGCCCGTGCACCACATCTGTGCGAACAGCCTGTGCATCGAGCCGAGTCACCTGCAGGTCGTCACCCCGGAAGAGAACACCGCCGAGATGTTGGAGCGGTCGCACTACCTGGCCCGGATCCACTCGTTGGAGCAGGCGTTGGCGGCCGCAGCCCCATCCCATCCGCTTCTACGTCAGTAGTTCGCAACTCACGCTTCCAAGGGCGCCGCACGGGGCTCCTGGGCCACCCGCACGGGAGGTAGCACCATGGCTGGACGAGGTCCCGCACCGAAGGATCCGAGCCGACGAGCTCGCCGCAACGCCGATCCCGCTGCGTTGCGGGTGATCACGGCGGAGCCTGCCGCTCAGCCGGATCTACCATCGTTCCACGTCGAGAAGGATGGCGAGCTGGTCGAGTTCCGGTGGCCGGCCCGGACCGAGGAGTGGTGGCAGATGTGGGGCGAGTCCCCGTTGGCCGCCGAGTTCACGTCGACGGACTGGTCGGAGCTGCTCGACACGGCGGTGCTGCACGCGGCGTTTTGGTCGGGTCGCACGTCGGTGGCGAACGAGCTCCGTTTGCGGGTCGCGAAGTTCGGTGCGACGCCGGAGGATCGGGCACGGCTGCGGATCACGTTCGCTGCAGCGGACGAGGCCGAGGATCGCCGAGCCGAGAAGCCGGGTGCTGCAGCCCGCGAGCGTCGCGGCCCGCTGCGCGCCCTGCCGGAACCTGACGCCGACGCCGGCTGATGCCGTGGAAGCCATCCGAGCCGGGTGAGGTCCCGACACTCGGCTGGTACGCAATCGACTGGATCACCCAGGTGCTCGCCGCGCCGGACCGGGCTGAGTATGAGCCGTTCCGCCTGTACCCCGAGCAGGAGGATTTCTTCCTCCGGTTCTACGAGCTCGACCCGCGAACCTGCCGTCGGCGGTACCGCCGTGGCGTCATCTCCCGGCCACGTGGCTGGGGCAAGTCGCCGATGCTGGCCGCCGCTGCGTGCCTTGAAGCGCTCGGCGATGTAGTCCCTGACGGCTGGGACGCCGATGGTCAACCGGTTGGCCGGCCGTGGGCGTCGATCCGGACGCCGCTGGTGCAGATCGCTGCGGTGTCGGAGACGCAGACGAAGAACACGTGGTCGCCGCTGCTGGAGATGCTGCAAGGCCCCGCCTTGGATCTGTACCCGGGGCTGGAGCCGTTGGACACGTTCGTGAACCTGCCGAGGGGCAGGATCGAGACGGTCACGTCGTCGGCTCGCACCGTGAAGGGCAATCGAGCCGTGTTCGCTGTGCTGGACCAGACCGAGGAGTGGGTCCAGTCGAACGGTGGGCCGAAGCTGGCGTCGACGATGCGGATCAACGCTGCGAAGGTCGGTGGGTCGACGATCGAGTCGCCGAACGCCTTCATCCCCGGTGAGGAGTCGGTGGCGGAGGAGTCCGCAGCGTTCTGGGCGGCGATCCGTGAGGGCAAGGCGAAGGACGACGGCCTCTACTACGACCATCGGGAAGCGCCGCCGGAGACGGACATGGCGGACCGGGAGTCGCTACTCGCCGGCCTCGAGTACGTGTACGGCGACTCGGCGGCATCGAAGGGTGGTCACGTCGACCTCGACGTGATCATCGCGACGATCTGGGATCCGTCGACGGCGCCACAGGTGGCCCGTGCCGACTTCCTGAACCAGATCACCCACGCCTCGGACGCCCTGGTGACGCAGACCGACTGGGCGGCCTGCCTGGATGCCCGCAAGGTGATCGCCGACCGCGACGTCGTTGTGCTCGGCTTCGACGGATCCCGTGGTCGAGCGAAGGGCAAGCCGGACGCTACGGCGCTGATCGGTTGCCGGGTGTCGGACGGTCACCTGTTCACTGTTGGGGTCTGGGAGGCCCCGGACGACACCGCGACGTGGCCGGACTGGCAACCGCCGCTCGTCGAGGTCGAGACGGCGGTCGCTGACGCGTTCCGTCGGTGGAACGTCGCAGCGTTCTACGCGGATCCGGCGAAGGACTGGCGATCGACGGTGAACACCTGGGAGGCCACCTACGGCGCCCGGGCCACCGTGAAGGTGTCGAAGGACCACCCGTTCGAATGGTGGATGTCCGGTGGCCGCACCGGGCTGATCCAGCGGGCGGTCGAGCAGTTCGACGGGTCGATCCGCAACGCTGCGCTGGCCATCGGCAACGTCGAGACGCCGGAGCTCACCCACGACGGCTCCTACGCCCTCACCCGCCACGTGCTCAACGCACGCCGGCGGACCCGCGGCGGGAAGCTCACCGTCGCCAAGGAACACGACTACAGCTCCCGCAAGATCGACGCCTGCGTGGCGGCGATCCTGGCGTGGCAGGCACGGCTCGACGCAGTGAGCAGGGGTGTGACCGCCCCCGACGCAGAGATGTACCGGCCTCGCCGACTGAGTTGACCCTTGGGGGTGAGCGCGTGATCGACACCAGCTCTCCCGCCGGGGCACTCCTGCAGAAGATGGCAACGGACCTCAGTGATCGTCGGGCGCATCTGACGAACCTCGAGGACTACTACCGGGGCGTCAACGGCATCCCCGTCCACGCCGGCCGGCACGTGCGGGAGTCGTACCAGCGGCTCATGCAGATCTCCCGGCTCAACCTGGCCCGCGTGATCGTCGAGGCGACCCGGGAACTGATGGAGCCGATCGGGTTCCGCACCGGTGCTGACGCTGACGAGTCAGGCGACGCTGAGGCGTGGCGGATCTGGCAGGCGAACAGCTTGGACGCCGACCACATGCTGGTCGACAGGGCCACGCTCACGATGGGCCGCTCAGCGATGATGGTCGGCCCGGTCGACCCTGAGATCGGCGCCCCGCTGATCACGGCGGAAGACCCCCGCGAGGTGATCGTCCGGCACGACCCACGCCGGCGCCGCAAGGTGACGGCCGCGTTGAAGCTGTACGTCGACGAGGACGCCGGACTCGACCGGGCGGTGTTCTTCCCGAAGCCGGGCTGGATGGTCAAGGCGTCCCGCGTCCGGTCCTCGACCGACCAGGGATGCTGGGTCGAGAACACCGACATGGCGGCCTGGTCTTGGGACGACCTTCCCCAGCAGCTCCCGGTGCAGCAGATCCCCGTCGTCGAGTTCCTCAACCTCGCTGGCATCAACGGCAACCCGGAGGGCGAGTTCGAGGCACACCTGGCCGCGCTCGACCGGCTGACCTTCACGGTGCTGAACCGGCTCGAAGCGATGACGATGCAGGCCTACCGCCAGCGCGGCATCAAGGGCCTGCCCGAGAAGGACTCCAGCGGTGAGATCATCGACTACTCCGAGGACTTCCTGAACGGGCCCGGGGAGCTCTGGCAGCTGCCGGCCACCGCCGAGATCTGGGAGTCCGGAGTCATCGACCTGGGCCCGATCCTGCAGGCCGAGAAGCAGGACATCGTCAGCATCGCCGGCGCCACGTCGACGCCGATCCAGTACCTGTTCCCCGACGACAACGGCGGATCCGCCGAGGGCGCACAGCTGAAGCGTGAGGCTCGGGCGTTCAAGGTGCAGGACCGGTGCCGCCAGCAGGGCGAGGACTACGAGCAGGTCATGTCGCTCGCCTTCGCGTACGCGGGCGACGCACGTCGAGCGTCCCGCGGCGACATGGAGGTCATCTGGGCGCCGGTCGTCCGCTACTCGCTGGCAGAGAAGGCCGACGCCGCGGCGAAGTTCTCGGCCGCCGGCATCGACCTCGAAACCATCGCTCGCGACGTGCTGCAGAAGACACCGCAGGAGATCGCCCGGATGCGCGGCGAGCTCGCAGCGCAGAGCCTGCTCGTCGGCGATGTCGATCGGGCCGACACCGGTGCCACTTTCTGAGGCCCAGGCCGTCACGGTCACGGAACGGTTTCAGCGGCGCCTTGCGTCGATCACCGACCGCACCACGGCAGCATCGCTACGGGCTTGGGAGCAGCTCGGCACATGGGACCGGGTCGACATCGCTCGATTCACCGACGCCACCTCGGACCTGTTCGTGGCGGCACGTACGGCAACGGCGAACACGTCAGCCGGCTACTACGCACTCCTCGCTGATCGACCCGCTGTGGTGCCCGCGGTGAGCACCGTGCCGGCGACCGACGCACCGTTCCACGCGTACTGGCACGCCCTCCGAGAAGGCAACGAGTGGACCGAGGCACTCGCCGCCGGCGGCCGGCGAGCCGAGTCCATGGCCGCCGACCTCGTCACCGGCACGTCCCGCGAGGTCGCGAACCTCACTTCTGGCACCGGCGTCGTCGGTTGGCGCCGAGTGCTCACCGGCAACAGCTGCACGTTCTGCTCCACCGTCGCATCGCAGCGGTACCGCTCGAACGACTCGGCCTCGTTCGGCCACGACCACTGCGACTGCATCGTCGTGCCGATCTACGGCGACACCGACCCCGGCCAGGTGATCAACGCACGTCACCTGGCAACTGTCGCCGAGGACGTTCCCGGCATCCGGGTCTGAGATCCCGCCCCGCACGGGGCACAACCAACCACCCGCACGGGAGGAACCCACCGTGAGTAACACCCAGCCGGATCCTGCACAGGAGCCGACGCCGAACGATCCCGCCGACGCATCCGACGTTCCGACCCCTGCACAGGGCGACGACGATCCGGTCGCCGAGGTTGCCCGCCTCCGTTCCGAGCTGCAGAAGGCTCGGAAGTGGGAGGAGCGAGCGAAGACGAACGCTGGAGCTGCGAAGGAGCTCGAGGGTCTCCGCAAGCAGTACGAGTCCGATCAGGAACGTGCTGTGCGTGAGGCTCGAGAAGCTGCTCGCAGTGAAGTGCTCGGCGAGCTCGGGGCCGAACGTGTCGCCGATGCCTTCCGAGTCGCGGCCGCCGGTCGTGGCCTGGATGTCGACGAAGTGATCGACGGGATCAACCTCGCCAAGTTCGTCGGTGAGGACGGCACACCGGACCGTGACGCCGTGGCGGCGTTCGTGGATCGGATCGCACCCGAACGGGAGCCGGCTTCACCGCCGGACCTCGGCCAGGGCGCCCGCGGTGGCGGCCAGCAGGCACCGGGCCTGAACAGCTCGCAGCTGCAGAAGGACCTGGAACAGGCGCTCGGCATCCGCTGACCGCCTCACCCCCTAGATCTGTCCACAGGAGGACACCATGGCGATCACCGCCCCCACCAAGACCAGCGACCTCTCCGGGTTCATCACGCCCGCCGAGGCCGCTCCCATCTTCGAGCGGGCCGCCCGCACCTCCGTGGTGCAGCAGCTCTCTCCGCAGGTTCCCCTCGGCCCGTCCGGGGTGAAGATCCCCGTCATCTCGACCCGCCCCACCGCGGCGTGGGTCGGTGAGGGTGAGCAGAAGCCGGCCTCCGCCGGCAGCATCACCCCGAAGACGATCGAGCCGAAGAAGCTCGCGTCGATCTTCGTGGTCTCCGCCGAGGTCGCCCGCCTCAACCCCGCCCAGTTCGTCACCCGGATGCATGGCAGCTTCGCCGAGACGTTCGCCGTCGCGTTCGACCTCGCCGCGCTGCACGACGTCGGTCCCGACGGCTCCGCCGGCGCCGGCCCGTTCTCCACCTACGTCGCCCAGACGACGAAGACCCAGGAGATCGGCGCGACCGCCCAGAACGCCGGCGGCGTCTACGGCGACCTGAACGCGGCGCTCGGCAAGGTCGTCAGCGGCAAGGACGCCTCCGGTCGGCGCTACCGGGTCACCGGCTGGGCGCTCGACGACGTCGTCGAGCCCGCCATCCGTGGCGCCGTCGACACGGCCGGTCGCCCCATCTGGGCCGACCTCGCCTCCGAGCAGGAGAGCGACCTCTTCACCTCCGGTCGGCTCCTCGGCCGCCGCGGCTTCTTCGGTGAGGGTGTCGCCACCCCCGACCTGACCACCACCGTCGGCTTCGGCGGCGACTGGGGTCAGACGGCGTGGGGTGTCGTCGGCGGCATCAGCTACCGGATCTCCACCGAGGCCTCGGTGACGATCAACGGCAGCCTCGTCTCGCTGTTCGAGCACAACCTCGTCGCGGTCCTGGCCGAGGCGGAGTACGGGTGGCTCGTCAACGACACCGCGGCGTTCGTCGAGCTGACGAACACCAACAACAGCCCGATCACCTCGTCGTGATCGAGCTGGCGTGCGCTGCTCCGATCGTCCGGGGGCCCCGCAAGGGGTCCCCGGCGACGGGGTCGGTGACCGGATGGGGCCGGCACTACCGCGCTGGCGAGCCGCCATGCGATGCATGCGTGGCAGCCAACCGAGCGCACAAGGCGCCGCTGGCGAGGCGGTGGCGCCAAGGCCACAACGAGGCGACGCGCCGACACAAGCGCGAGTACCGCCTCCGCCACCCCGACCGAGTCCGTGAAGCCAACCGGCGCTTCCGACAGGCGAACACCGAGTATCTCCGCGAGTACCTGCGTGCGTGGAAGGCCGCCAACCCGGAGAAGGTGGCCGCCTGGCACGTGAACCGGCGAGCCCGCATGCGCGGCGCCGCTGTCATCGAGTTCAGTCCGGAGGAGCTGGCCGCGAGGCTCGCCTACTTCGGCCACAGCTGTTGGATGTGCGGCGAACCGGCAGAGTCCGTCGATCACGTCAAGCCGCTGGCCAGAGGCGGAGCACACATGCTCTGCAACCTCAGGCCAGCGTGCGTGTCGTGCAACTCGGCCAAGGGTGCGACCTGGCCGTTCGCGACATGAAGGTTCTGGGTGTGACCCCGTTGTACCCGCCGTTCTCGCGGGTTGGGGCGTGGCTCTCCACCCACGAGTGCCTTCAACGCCTCGCCGAACGGGGCCATGAAGTTCACGTCCGCACCGTGTTCGCCCCAGCGGACTACACGCACGGTGACGTGCGGGTGCTCGGCCGATGGGACCGCTCAGTCGCCGGCTACGACGCCGTCGTCTCACACCACGGCGACACCACCTCCGGCGTCCGACAGCTCTGCATCAAGCGTGACATCCCGCACGTCCTGATGGTGCACGGAACCCCGGACCAGGTGGACGACAGCGAGGGGCCGGTCGTGTGGAACAGCGAGTCATCCCGGGCTGGCCGTAACGGCATCGTGGTCCGCCCGCACGTCGACCCCGCCATCTACCGGACCACCGCCGGCGACCACGTCACGCTCATCAACCTCTCGCGAGAGAAGGGTGGCGACCTGTTTCGCCAGATCGTCGCAGCCATGCCGGAACGGAAGTTCCTCGGCGTGCGCGGCGGCTACGGCCGCCAACGCATACCGGCCGACCCGAATGTCGAGATGGTCCCGACAACCACCGACATGGCAGCAGACGTCTACAGCCGGACCCGGGTGCTCCTCATGCCGTCGATCGCCGAGACGTGGGGTCGGACCGGCGTCGAAGCTATGTGCTCCGGGATCCCCGTCATCGCACACCCGACACCTGGCCTGGTCGAGTCGCTCGGCGACGCCGGCATCTTCGTCGACCGGAACGACCTCGCCGGCTGGGTCGGCGCTATCCGACGCCTGGACGACCCCGACGAGTACGCCCGCCGGTCCGCTGCGGCGCTCGCCAGGGCCGCCGAACTGGACACCGCTACGGACCTCGACCGGTTCGCCGACTACGTGGAGGCCTGTGCGTGATCGCCGTCCTCATCCCCACCTTCGGGCGTGCCGACCGGCTCGCCCGGGTGGCGGCCAACATCACCGAGAACACCGAGACCGATCACCGGGTCGTGTTCGCGGTCGAGGCCGAGGACGTCGAGTCGATCGCAGCCGCCGCGGAGCTCGACGTCGACGTCGTCGTGAACGAGGGCCGACCCAACTACTCGGGAGCGATCACGACGGCGTACCGGGCCACTCCGGCCGAGTACGTGTTCGCCGGCGCCGACGACCTGAACTTCCATCCCGGGTGGGACACCGCCGCGCTGGCCGTCATGGACGGCTGGGTGCAGGTGGTCGGCACGAACGACCTGCTCAACCCGTACGTGACCGCGGGACTGCACGCCACCCACTACCTGGTGGACCGCCGCTACCTCGATGACGTCGGCGGCGTCGTCGACCAGGGCCCCGGCTCGTTCCTGTTCGACGGGTACGACCACCAGTACACCGACACCGAGTTCATCGGCACCGCCAAGATGCGAGCCAGGTTCCGTCCGTGCTTCGACTCCGTGGTCGAGCACCTGAACGCCTGGTCACCGAAGGGTGAGGTCGACGCGACGGCCCGCAAGACGATGCGGGCGATCGACACCGACTCGGAGCTCTACGACTCCCGGAGGGACCTGTGGTTCTTGATCAGCAGGTGACCGGCCGGCATGTCGTCGTGCTCGGCGGCGGTGGCTTCATCGGATCGAACCTGTGCAACAGGTTGCTCGCGCTCGGCGCGCACGTGACCGCGGTCGACACCGTGTTTCCGTCGTGGCGTCGGCCTGACGTGATGTGCCGCCGCGCGGACCTGACGTCGCTCGCCGAGACGGTCCGCGCGATCGTCGGCGCCGAGCTCGTGTTCCACCTGGCGGCCGACATGGGCGGCGTCGGCTACTTCCACAGCAACGCCGACCTCGGCGCCTCGCTCGTCAACG